TTCAAGTACCACCGCCGGAAGCCGCCCATCTGGCACCGCCGCAACTGGTGGTATGACGACTGGGAGGACCTGGTACGCTGGTCCCTGTTTGGGGCTTGCCACATGTACGACCGGCACCCATACTGGCGGGTAGCATGAACTGGCCGCACGTTCTGGCTGCGGGCGCCGGTATCTGGATCGGGCTGAGCATCGTGGCCGCGCTGGGCTGGTGGTACTGGCGGACGCACGGCGGCAGGCTGTACCCGTGAGCGCCAACCCCTTCGAGTACCAGCCGCCCGACCAGGAGACCATCGACCGCCTGGTCCTGGTGCGCGCGAGCTTCAAGCACCTGTACGCCGTCATCGTCGAGGAAGTGCCGGAGAGCGCCGAGCGCACGCTGGCCGTCAGAAAGCTGGAAGAGGCGAACATGTGGGCCAACAAGGCGCTCGCCTTCAAGGGCCAGCCCTACCTGTAGACGGCCGCGTGCAGGCCAGCCTGCTGGCCGAGCACCGCTGCAAGTACTCGGGCCACTCCGGTGGGCTGGTGTGCATCGGGCACTGGGACTATTACGATGACGCCATGGTCTGGACGCGCCACTACGTGACGGGCCAGGTGGGCTTCAAGCTCGTGCCCTACGACCACCCCGCGCCCGAGCGCATTCTCGAAACGAGGCTGGAACGCGCATGACCATGCTGTCGGTCCCGACGCTGTACGACGAGACAGATGTGCCCGAGGGCGGCACCGACATCACGCCGTGGGAGATCGACCCCAGCGGGCACCTGCGCCCCGGGGTCGACAACACCTACGACCTGGGCACGCTCAGCCTGCGCCCGCGCACGCTGTACGTCGGCAGCCAGGTGCTGGTGCCCGACGGCGGCGTGGGCAACCCCGGCTTTGCGTTCAGCGGCCAGACCAACACGGGCATGTATCGTGGCGCCACCGGCGGCGGCGCCATCTACTTCGGGGTCGGCTCGAACGGCATGCTGCGCATTGGCGGCGGCGGGCTGTACGTCAGCCTGGGGCCGTGCCAACTGATGTGGGGCGCCACGCTGGATACGCCCGACCTGTTCCTGCACCGCGAGGCGGGCGGCATCCTGGCCCAGCGCAACGGCACCAACATCCAGGAGTTCCGCGTCTACCGCAGCTACACCGACGCCAGCAACTACGCACGCCTGGGGATCTACTCGGGCGCGGGCGGATTCACCGTCGGCGTGCAGGTCCAGGGCACCGGGCCGTCCAGCCCGCTGACCATCAACGCGCAAGCGACCGATCTGAACCTGGCCATCACCGGTGTGCCGCGCTGGCTCGTCGAGGGCGCTTCGGGCAACTGGCTGCCAGCCGGCGATAACGCCTATGACATCGGCAACGCCACCAAGCGTGTGCTCAACGTGTACGTGGGCAATAACGTCAACGTCGGCCAGCGGCTGAACGCCAACAGCATCGTCACGTCCGCTACGGGCTACTCACCCATCAGCCTCAAGGCCGGCGCCAGCAGCAACTTCACCCTGGACTCACAGGACACGGGGATCCAGTTCCTGACGACGGGCAACCTGCGCTGGTTCCTGGAGAACGCGGGCCATTTCAGGCCAGGTGCAACCAACGCCTACGACCTGGGCACCACCACGCTGCGCGCGCGGAACCTGTACCTGGCGGGCAGCGTGGCCATCCTGACCAAGGCCAGCGCGCCCGTCGACGGCGACTTCACCAACCCTGTGGACGGCATGCTGGCGGTCAATAGCGCCAACCGCTCGCTGTACATCCGCGCGGCGGGGACGTGGTCCATCGCCAGCCCTGGCCCGGCTGGGCCTGAAGGGCCGCAGGGGCCCCAGGGGCCAGCGGGTGCGGCCAACGGGATCTATACCGAGACCTGGACGTGGAGCAATGTGCTCGGCGTGCCGCCCAACAACAGCCAGATCAGGACCAACACCGGCGACTGGGCCACCGCCACGCTGCTGTACATCGACGACAACTCGGTCGACAACGCGGATCGGTCGGAGGGGTTGGCGATGATCAAGGCAGGCGACGACCTGCGCCTGAGCCAGAAGACCGACAACAACCGCTGGGTGCTGTTCAACGTCAACACGGCGGGCATTGACCGGGGCGGGTACTTCGAGTACGCCGTCAGCCTGCTGGAGCAGGGCGGCACGATCCCCAACTCGGGCACCGACATCATCCTGAACCTGATGACCAGCGGGCTGACCGCCGCGCAGTGGTACACCGGCGCCGCCGCACCCCCACCTGTGGAACTGGGTCGGCTGGGCGACATGTACCTGGAGACCGACGGCGACGTGTGGCGCCGCGAGGACCCCGGTGGCTGGCAGCAGACCATGACCAACATCATGGGGCCGCAGGGACCTGTCGGGCCGCAAGGTCCGCAGGGCAACACCGGTGCGCAGGGGCCACAGGGCCCGCAGGGCATCCAGGGCAATCCAGGCGCCGACGGCATGGGCATCGTGGTCCTCGGCTCGGTCGGCACGGTCGGCAACCTGCCTGCTCAGCCGCAGCCGTCGGGCGACGCGTACGTGGTGCTCAACCCCGAACCCAGCCACGTGTGGGCCTCCGACGGCAACACCTGGCTCGACCTGGGCCAGTGGCAGGGCGACGTGGGGCCGCAGGGGCCGATGGGTCCGCAGGGCCCCGCTGGCATCACGGGCGCGCAGGGGCCGCAGGGACCCGTCGGCGCCACGGGCAACCCTGGCGCGCCAGGCCCCATCGGACCACCGGGCCCGGAGGGACCGCGCGGACCGCAGGGGCTACCGGGCGACCCGTACGGCACGCCCATCCTGGCCATCGGCTCGATGGTCCACTGGCGCCCGTTCAAGCCCACCGAGCAGCACTACTCGGTGTGCAAGCCCGCCGTGGTGCTGGGCATCTGGGACGAGTACCACAACCTGCTGAGCCTGCACGTGCTGGGCACCAGGGGCGGGCCCGTCGAGTTGCTGGACCAGGTCAACACGGGCCACGGCGAGGGCCAGTGGCACTACATCCCCGATTGCCCGTACTCGTTCGTGCTGCGCGGCCAGACCGCGTTTGCGCCCGCGCAGGCGCAGTCCAACGGGCATGTAACATTTCCCGCGCACACCCAGACCCTGGTGACCGGAGGAGCGACATGACTTCACCCGACCCAAATGTGCAGACGACGCCCGAGGGCGAGACGGTCATCCTGGAGCCCGGTGACGAGGGCTACGTGCCGCCGCACACCGAGGGCGGCACGCTGGAGCCGCCGCTGCCGCCGCCCCTGCCTGGCGCGCCGCAGGACCTGACCTGGCAGCGCGAGCCTGGCGAGAGCGACGCCGCGTTCATGGCGCGCACGCGCAACCAGGTCGTCGAGAGCACCAGCCCGACCGACATCGTGCCCAACACGCCCCAGATTCGACCCTTCCCCGTGGAGGAGCCCGTGGAGCCCGAGATCCTGGAGCCCGAACTGGAAGAGCCCGCGCCTGAGCCCGAGCCCGAACCGGAGCCCGAGCCAGAGCCCGCACCGGCACCCTGATGCCTGACCTGCCGGTCGCGGGGCCGAGCGCGTTCGTCACGCTCAGTGATGTCTCGGCCGAACCCAACGCCAACAACGACGGCATCCTCTTCAAAGTCACCACCGACCAGAGCGTCCAGCTACGCTTCCGCATCTGGGACGCCATGAACCCCAGCGTGGTCATCGTGGCCAACGAGTCGGCGGCTGCCGTCGGCCCGCGCAGTCTGTCCGCGCCGCTGGCATCGCTGACCGCCGACGCTACCGGGGACGTGCTCGGCTTCGAGATCCTGTCCGTCACCGCCCCGCCGCCGACGCTGCGCGCGTACCAGGGCACGGTGCGCATGGCGGGCGCGCGCACGGTGGCCAAGGGCAACGCCGTGCCGGTGCGCTTCAACGGCTTCAGCGGCTCGTTCGCGGCAGCCGTGCCCGCGCTGGGCACCGGCGGCAACTGGTCCAGGTACACCTGGAGCCAGTGGAATCCGAAGAGCATTGCCTGATGGCCGGGGTAGCAGGGCGCCCGTTCAACCTGTACGCCTGGGGCGCGTTCACCTGGCCGAACGCCATGCGCTACTCGCCCGCGTCGTTCGCCGCGCTGTCCTTCTCGGGCTCGGGCAGCGTGCGCACCTCCACGGTCACCATCGCGGGCGCCGCTGCTCCAGGCAGCAAGATCGGCCTGCTGTACGGCAAGCAGGCGTACAACTACGACAGCAAGACCAGGCTGGTGGCGGGCCCGTCGGCCTCCATCAGTCTTCGTGAACTGTCACCGGCGACGGTCTACCACGTCGCGGCCTACGGCATTAGTGGCGACGGCACCACGTACCTGGGCGCGGACACCCTGCTGACGATCCCATGAGAGTAGCCAATGTGGGGACGTATCCCTTGACCATCGGGGCCATCATCGCCATCGTCGTGCTCATCGTGGCCGTGCTGATCATGATCGGCATTGCTCCCACCACCCCTGTGGTCGTCGGCGCGTGCCTGGCGGGGCTGGCCGTGGCGAGGCTGACATGACCGAGTTCGTGCTGGGTCCCGGCGTCGCACAGGCCATCGAGGACAACGGCGACGAGGCGCGTTCGGACGAACTGTTCGTCATCCTGGCCGACGGCAACAAGGTCAGCCAGACCTTCGCCCGGGACGCCATCTACTACTGGCTGGAGGCGGACAACTCCGTCAAGAGGTCCCCCTTTTGAGGTTCACGTCGAGCCGCCGCCGCAGCCGGGTATCGTCTGGAACCCCTGGTTGTGGATGGAGCCGCAGGCGTATAGCTGGACCTGCTCGGCGTGCGCGCTGGACTGGGTGAAGCGCTCGACGGGGCTGGACCCCGACAGCACGCGTCCGCAGACGGTGTACGAGATCGGCTATCCCGACGAGATCAACCACATGTACGGGCTGACCAACTTGCACGGCCCTGGTGCGGCGCTGCAGAAGGTCCTGGCTGCCTACGGCCAGGACTCCGAGCAGGCGTGGCTGGACTTCGACACCGTCTACCAGATGGCCCAGCACACCACCGGCATGATGAGTGGTGGCGCCTGGTATCACTGGGTCGCCCTGCGCGGGGTGCAGGGCAGCAATATATGGATTGCCAACTCGGCACCCGGCTATAAAGGCGTGTGGGATACGCTCAGCCGGTACGACTTCGACCGCCTCGGGGCGTTCAGCGTGGTGTGGCTGGTATGACCGACTGTCCCCAGGTGCTGACCACGATCATCCTGTGCAGCAACTGCGGCTACCGCTGGCGGGTGACGTTCCGCTGCCCGATCCCGCCCGAGCGGCACGCGCGCACGCCCATCCCCAACGCGCGCATCGCCTGCCCAAAGTGCGGCAAATCGCGCACAGGCCCCGCCCAGTCCTGGCGGCGGCTGGACCAGGTGGTCGCGTGAGCCGTACTGTGGCGCGCCATGCGCGGGACGGGAACGTATGGCCAGGAGGAGGAGCCGCCACTCCTGGCGTGTCTGTTGATCTGCCTGATCATGATCTTTTTCACCGCCACGCTGCTGGTCGTCACGTGGCGCTTTTTCGGCTTTGGAGGGTGAATGCCCTGGAAGAAGACGGGTAGCGGGTACACCACCAAGGCGGGGGGTTTCGTCAAGAACCCCAAGCAGTACGAGGCGCTGAAGGGCAAGTACGGCAAGGCCCGAGCAGCCGCCATCACCAACGCGGGAGGGTCCAAACGTGGCCAAAAAGGGAAGTAGCAAGGGCGGCGGCGGACTCCGCTGTGTCCCCAAGGGCAACTCGTCGACCGGGACGCCCTCCAGCAAGAGGACGGATAAGTACTGATGTTCCCACCACCTCAGCGCCAGGCGGGCAACCCGTTCGCCGGTGAGATGCCGCCGCCGTTCGGCGCGCCAGGCGGCGGCAAGCCGCCACCCAAGAAGAAGAGCCCGCCCAGGGCCAAGGCCAAGGCCAAGGGCAAGGCGCCGCCACCCCGAAGGAAGAAGTGATGCTGTCGCCCGAGGACATGCAGTGGCTGCAGGCCCAGCGCCAGCGCCAGATGCAGCGTCAGCAGAGCCAGGCGCGCTACCCGCAGCAGCGCAGGCCGCAACAGCCGCAGCGCCCGCAGCAGCGGCCGATGAACCCCAGCAACGACATGGGCGCGCCGCTGCCGAGGGCGAACACCGGGCCCGCGCCGACGGGCAACGAGCAGATGCGGACCATGGAGTGGAACCCGCAGCGGGACCTGCGCCGCCAGCAGCCTGGCTACGACCCGTACCAGGAGCGCGCGCGCCAGGCGGAGATGCAGTACCGCCAGCAACGGCAGACGCGTCCGATCCAGGAGCCGATAGGGGGCAGCAGCGGGTTCATCCCAGGCGGCGGAGGCGGTGTGGGCGCACAGATGGGCAGTCCTGGTCAGCCACCGGTGCAGAACTGGGCGTTCGACTCGGGGCGCGCCAACCAGATGCGCGGCCAGATGGAGGCTCAGACCCAGGAGGAGAAGAACCGCCAGATGGCGCAGCAGGGTGCGAGCAGCGTCGGCGCGGGCGCCGACAAGCGCGCGCGCAAGGTCAGCGCGTCCAGCACCAAGAAGAGCGGCGGCAGCAAGCCCACGATGAAGAAGAGCGCCGGTAAACCGCCGGCTGTGGCGCCCAAGGGGAAGAGGTATTGATGCCGCCCAGCGTATGCTTGGGGGACCTCAATGGCCGACGAGCCGGAGAAACCTGCCACACGTGACGACCAGCGCGACTCGTCGGTGGGTCTGGTGCTCAGCCTAGCTGTCGAACTGAAGCGCCGCAGGGGGGTGTTCACCGACCGCTGGGAGGCGCGCATCACGGCGCTGGGCATCATCCTGGTGACCGCCGTCGTCGTCATCTTCGCCGTGATGCAGATCTTCGACCTGCTGCGGCGTATCTTCTCGGGGTCCTGATGCCGCAGACGACGCTCACCGGGCTGGCGGGGCTGGACTTCTCGCGCCTGGCGCGCGTGAGCAGCGACGACTGGCTCAAGCAGTGGGAGGACAGGGCGGCGGCGCGCGTCGCCCCGTTCCGCCCCGTGCTGCCCGAGGAGCGCTTCGAGGCGTTCAAGCACTTCAACTTCCGACCGCACGGGCTGTTCATTCCCGACGACCCGCAGGCGGAGCTTGACCTGAAGCGCAGGCTCAGGTGGGTCGGTGAGCGTGACTCACCTGACCTGCGTCTGCGCGAGTACCACGCGCTGCAGGACGAAACCGAGCGTTGGGAGCAGCAGGGACTACCCGGGCACTGGGTGGGTCAGCAGGCACTTGCGCGCTCCCACGCTCGGTTTCGCATTGCCGCCTGGGGACGGCGCGGCGGCAAGACCACGGAGGCAGCCATGGAGGCCATCGGCGTGGCCTGGCTGCGGCCCCGGTCGTGGATCTGGCTGGCCGCGCCGACCATGAAGCTCGTCTCGCGCGCCTTCGACAAGGTCATGGAGATGGTCCGCGACCACGGCCTGAAGACCCGCACCGTGCGCGACACCAACCAGGAGAAGCTGTGCATCCTGGACAACGGCGCCAGGCTGGAGGGTATCTCCCTTGAAAACGTCTGGACAGCCGCCGGTGCGGCCATCGACCTGGCAATCGTGGATGAAGCGGCTCAGATCTATCCCGAGGCGTGGACGCGCGCGATTCTTCCGCCGCTTACGGATCGCAATGGGCAGGCGCTCCTGATCTCATCGTGGGAGGGGGAGGGCGACTTTTTCCACCAGAAGGCGCTCGACGCCCGGACCGAAATGGCCAAGAACGGCACGGAAGCCGCATGGGAGATGTTCCAGGACGCTTCCTACGAAATCAACTTCTATGCCTTCCCACAGGGGCGCCAGACTCCCGCCCTGGCCCAGGCGGCAAAGGAGATGGAGCCCTACGAGTTCCTGGAGCAGTTCGGCGGCATCCCAGCGAGCAGCCGTTCCCGTGTCTTCCCGCAGTTCAAGGAAAAGGTCCACGTCACTGACGTGGACTACAACCCGGACCTGCCGGTTATCCTGACCGTAGACCCGTCGGGTGGCTCCAACCCCTACGCCGTGCTCTGCATCCAGGAATATACCGACATGACCGTGGTGTTTGACGAGATCTACGAAACGCATCGGTCGACAGAGGAACTGGCCGAGATACTGTGCTCCCGCCCGTGGATGCAGGCCCACCAGATATCGCCGGAGGGTGCGCTGCTTCCACAGTGGGAGATCGAGGGCGTCGGTGACATGATCGTCGACTCCGCCCAGCCTGAGGAGATGCGCCGCTGGCAGCGGATGGGTTTTCCCGCCTACTGCATTGAAAAGAAGCCGCAGATTCACGAGCGCATCCCGTTCATGCGCAACCAACTCCGTGACCCCGTCAGGTTCTACCGTTTCTATCGCAACCGGGTGAACCTTCTGCTGGAGGACATGGGCCAGGCGCCCGACACGGATCATCTGCTGCCGGAGGATGAGCAGCGGGCGCTGGTCATTCAGGTCGAAGAATCCCTCAACGACGAGCACCTCGTCGGGCCAACGCTGCAGTACCTCAGAAGCTGTGCGCGGATGCGGGTGGACAGGCATTGCGTCCACTTTATCGAGGAAGCCAAGGTCTACACCTACGACAAGCGTGCGAAATCAACCAACGAGAACTACCTGGAAAAGCCACGCGACTGGATGAACCACGCCATGGACGCGTGGGGCTACTACGTGTGGGTCAAAAAGCGTTTTGAGGGTGAGCCCGAGGGCGGCACGGCGTACAGCTACCTGGATACCCACCTGGAGCCTGACATCACCGAGAATGTGATACCCCAGCGCATACCGCCCGAGGTCCTGGCGCGTCAGCCCCAGTCGCGCGGGCGCATGTTCATCGAGGAGATGCGCACCTATCATCAACACGGCCCGTACGAGCCACGGTCGTACCTGAGCGTTGCGAGATGATGGATTCAGACGAACATCCCGACAGCATGTACCGGTCGGAGATAGACGACAAGCCGACGTACGAGGAAGTCGTCTACTGGCGCGACCACCTGAACGCCGAGTGGGGGGACCTGGATGAGGCGATGGAGGACGAGGAGGACCTGTACTTCCAGGTCTTCGATGTCGAATCGCCCGGCGGACGGCTGGCGGTCAAGACGGGCTCGGCGCCTGCTGACGCCGATGCCGCAATCGACTCGCTGGTTCCTCCTGACATATCCGTGCATGTTCGGCCAGCCCGGAGTCGCCAGAAGTATCGAAAGCAAGCCGAGAAGCTGACACGCTTCGGCAAGGCCATGCTGCACTCCTGGCGCAAGCAGAAGGATGTGTTGCGCCAGCTACCTACCGACATGGTCATCCGCCGCGTCGGGATCTTCCGCGTCATGGTCGACCGGTCGCTGTGGCCCAACAAGCCCATCGGGCTGGAGGCGCGCGGCCCCGAGCCCGAGCGCTACACCGACGAGGCCGACGAGGACTTCGAGGCGCGCCTGATCGAGTGGGACGAGGCCGACACCGAGACGGTGTGGGAGGTCAGGCACAGGCGCAAGAACCCCATCGTGTGGCAGCG